TAAATATAGGGATCGTATTTTTCGTTCTCGATATTTAGCATTACTTTAATTTCATCAAACATTGCGTCTAAGTCGTTATTACTTACGCTAACAATAGTATCTCCTGTATATCCACCATCAAGAGAATTTGAAACGTAGCTATGATATTTATTAGTAACCAATTTAATTTCTGACATTGTATAAGAAGAACCTATTAAACCTTTGACATCTACAAAAATCTTATCAATAACACCTTTATTAGTTTTTACAGAAAACTTTAACTCTGGGAATGCTTGGGTTAGTTCTTTCTTTAGTTGCTGTGCTTTGGTAGTCATTGTTTTAATCCTTGTGTGTTTTGGTTACTTTCTATTGTGGATCATTCTCCCAGAAATGTCAACTATCTGGGAGAATTATTTCTGAACGTTTGTACTACTTTATTACAATTTCTTGAATTTTTGAGTCGTGACTAAAAACTCAATTTTAGATATTCTATCGTTAATCAGTTTTAACTCATCTTTTATGAATTGCATTGTCTCCCGATCATAGGATTCTCCCGATGATTTTTTACCTGTTTTTAATGCCTTTTCAAAGATAGGACGTTCTTTTATGTCCTTGATATACCGTTTTTTCTGTGTTGTTAAAGTATCTCTTTCTTTTGATGCGTTAACAGCATTTTTAGCATTCCGGAATAGTCTATCGTCAAACTGTTGACGCTTACTGTCTGATTGATTTCTAATACCACCAGTGTCAGCGGCAGGGCTAGAGTTTAAGATATTGTTGTGATTTTGAGATGTAATTCCGTTTATATCGTTATTTAATTTTTCAATCTTACAGTCAAGGGCGTTGATTGTATTAACGACTCGTTCTTTTGTAGATTCTGGAATTGATAACTTTTGTAACCATTCTGGTTGAGGTAATGTTACTACTTCATCTTTAAAAGATTGCATATTTTTAATCGTTGAGGACAAAAACTCAATATTTGATTCAATTTCTAATATATTTAAAACGATTTTAGCTTTATTCCGATTACCTTTAGTAACTGCTAGTTGAGCAGTTAATCTAGCTAGGCTAGTCTGGTATTTGTTTAGTTTAGATTGTTGAGTGTTCATTGTTTTAATCCTTGTGTGTTTTGGTTACTTTTTATTGTGGATCATTCTCCCAATAAAGTCAATAGATTGGGAGAATCTTTTCTGAGCAGATGTACTAAGTATATTTACCTGTTACCATTGTAGATAGATTGTAGATAGGGTGATCGACAACCGAAACCGTTACCCTGTAAAGGTTCTAGACTTTGTAGATAATGTCGATGTCTTATAAAGGAAAAAGATAAAAGAATAAACCAGACTGGACAATAAAAAATTGTAGAGTAAAAAAGCAAACAAGGTCAACAGCAAGGCTGTTGGATTGTGATTCGATTGTAGATAAGGTTATCTACAATCGAAAGCCTTGCAGGGTATAGGTTTCAAAGTTTGTTTATCTTGTTGGCACTTTATGCAGGGGAGAGAAAAAATAGGGAGAGATAAACGAACTGGACAATAAGAGAAGGATAAAAAATCTTGACACAGGGAAATAGAGTGACAATATAAACAAAGTCTAGAACCTATATATATCAATGCTTTTTATTGTTGATCACCTTATCTACAATCTATTTACAAACCAACAAACTATAAACCCCTTATGAGTCCATAGGGGGTTTATATGGGTTTAGGTATTTTTACCGTTTTTTATCGTTTCTCATGAGCATTCGACCGCCTCGCCATCCCCGTGCTTTTTCTCGTTCGGTTTCGAGTAGGTTGAATTTAGCTATATCGCGCTCTTTTTCAGCGTGTAATTCTTCGATCACTAGCCGCTTATAGTCAAGCATCGAGTTTTTACTGCTAAAGTCAGCGATCATAGTCTTTTGAGTTTTGATCAACTCCTCTAGTATTTGCTTCTCTTCGCTTAGTTTGACGATTTGGCTCTCAAGTTGCCTTACCTCTTTAATTGCCTCGCTCTTGACGCGAAAACCAGCTAATGTGTGAAGGAATAATCGGACTCCTAGCTTAAGCACTTGAGAGGCTAACTCAGGATTATCCTTTGGCAACCACTTACAGATTAGGTCTTCTGGGATTAGATAAACCCCTTGCAACCCGCCCTCTGTTTGAATTTGAGCCTGTTTTAGCAATCCTAATCCTAACCCCATTGTGTTACCCCCTTGTAACCCGCTCCCTGTTTGAATTTGAGGGTGATTTGGAGATTCAGAAGTTACCCCCTTGCTATCTTCTTTAGGTAGCCGGTTTAATTAAATGTCAGCAGAAGTCCCTCGCTTTTAGCGACGGGATGAATGCTGACCAACATATAGACAATCCCCAAAACCTCTGTTATCATGAAGGTAAATTCATGATAACAGCCATGTACAAAGCGTACAAGTTCAGGATATATCCCAATACCGAGCAAGAAATAGCCTTAGCAAAAAGTTTCGGCTGTTGTCGTTGGTTTTGGAATTATTCCCTCAATTTGTGCCAAGAAACCTATCAATCAACAGGAAAAGGATTAACTAGAGGTTATATTCAAGGACTACTCCCTAGTCTTAAAAAAGAATACGAATGGCTAACAGATGCTTATTCTCAGTGTTTACAAGTTGTTGCTTTGAATTTATCGCAAGCCTATCAAAACTTCTTTGAAAAGCGAGCTAAATTACCTAGATTCAAATCTAAACACGGTAGGCAATCAATTAGCTATCCTGCCAACGTTAAGCTTGAAGAGGACTATTTAAAACTCCCAAAGATTGGGTTAGTCTATTGTGTTCGACATCGAGAATTTGAAGGGACAATTAAAACCGTTACTATCTCAAAAAACCCAGACGGTAAATACTACGCTTCTATTTTAGTTGATGATGAAAAAAAAAGTCCTCATCCTTTCTCCGATGGAAAAGCAATAGGAGTTGACTTAGGATTAACTCATTTTGCTATTACCAGCAATGGTAGTAAATACGATAACCCTAAACATTTTGCCAAACATCAGCGCAATCTCAAGCGTAAACAACAGAAGCTATCCCGTAAAAAGAAAGGAAGCATCAACCGTCAAAAAGCTAAACATAAAGTAGCTAAAGTTCACTCTAAAATCTCAAGATGTCGTGAAGATTTTCTACACAAGCTATCTTGTAAAATAGTTAACGAAAACCAAGTTATTGCGGTAGAAAATCTCAATGTCAAAGGCATGGTACGCAATCACAATTTAGCTAAGGCTATTAGTGATTGTGGTTGGGGAATGTTTTGTACAATGCTTAAATACAAGGCAGAATGGGAAGGAAAAACTTATATCGAAGTTGATAGGTTTTTCCCTAGTTCTAAAACTTGTAATGTCTGTCTAAATCAAGTAGCGAGTTTACCACTTGATATTAGAACATGGACTTGTGAGCATTGCAAAACAACCCATGATCGTGATATAAATGCGGCGATAAACATCAAAAATGAAGCCTTACGGATATTGTCGCTAGGAACTAGCGATACTGCCTATGGAGGGGATGTAAGACCAAAAGGTGGACGCAAATCCGTCTTGAGGCAATCCCCCGTGAAATAGGAAGTTCTCAACAGAGTTGAGAGTAGTTCACTCGCATAGTGATAGCGTTGTGGCTTTTCCCGGACATACGAGCATATCCTTTGATTGAGGCAAAGCTTTCACCGGTCTCGGTATTGAATTAATTAATTCAATACCATCGTGATCAAAACGCTGTAAAATTAGATCAGCCATGTTAGCCTCTACAGTAGGTTGACTTAGTTAGTCCCTCGCGTCAACGAGGGCATATTAATATTGTACTACATTAAATAATCAATTATTCCCTAATATAGAATTTTCTATATTAGGGAATCTGGACACAAAAAAACGAGAATCGGAAAACCTATTAACAGTAGCAACAAACTAATAAAACGTATATATATCAATACTTTTCACTGTTAATATTGCTAACAATCTGTTAGCAATATTAACTAAAAACCCGTCAATCAATTGACGGGTTTTGATTAATTAAATTTTTTGTACTCTTGTAGTATTAGGTCGGTTGCCTCCTCAATTTGGTTTCCTTTTGATAGCAGTTCAAGGACTTTAGCCAGAACTTGTCTAACTCGTTCTTTACCTATTCCTAATTCTGCTGTAGTTGATGCCACTCTAAAGCGATAGTTCCGATGCCGGGAAGTAACAGGCACTGGGTCAAGATTATTGTTTTTTGCCCACACCAGATAGATGTAGGCTTGTCTAGGTGTTATCACTTTTGCCCAAATCCAGTGACAGTAAATCGCTAGAATAACTAAGAATCTATTTAAAGTAATAAGCACTAGACCAAGTGCGTGCGTCAGCCGACTACTATTTCAAATCGGTTACTGGAATTACACCAGCAAGCTTAGAACGACTCATTAACCAGTCTCACCAGCCGACTACTATTTCAAGTCGGTTACTGATCCGCCCAGTAGCTTATGGAGGCTCTAATTAATGGATGCACTCGGTTTAGTGCTTATATTTTAAATATATCATGATAATTTTCAGATAGTTGGCAAAGCGTGACAGTTTATCAAGTGTCACTGTGTGTATTTTTGTACTGATTGTTCTGTAAACCACTGTAAATAAATCTGATGCGCTATCTGTGCAGTCATTACAGGAGGAACTGACATACCAATTAAATACTTTGGATCGATATTTTTAAAGTTGTAATCGAGTGGATAGCTACCAATTAGGCAAGTTGCTTTATTTGATATATAATTATTTAAGTTACTGTGTATTAGTTTATTTTTGTTTGCTATTACTGTTAAAGGCGTTTGATTTTCTAAGCAAACAAAAGTAAATCCAATACCGCCGATTTTGCCATTTAAACTTTTTTTATGTGTTTGTAACGCACCTGTTGATGTTATAGGGTTTTTTAAAAGTTTTTTTATATAATTACATTTAATTGCTTCTCCAATTTCATTTGTTCCAAATTCACCAAACAAAATTGGCTCTTCATTAAAACTTAACTCTAGATTTTTAAAGTTTAAATCATTCCTTTGACAAATAAAGAACACTCGCTCACGTTTTTGAGGCACTCCCATGCTTGCGGCGTTCAAGAGGAATAACTGTACTTTATATCCTGCTTTTTCAAATTCATCTTTTATTCGCTTTACATACGCTTTGGCATTACCTTGAATAATTCCTTTAACATTTTCAGCGATAACGACCTTTGGCTGTAGTTTTTTTGCTAATCGTATGTAATCAAAGAAAAGGTCATCAAGTCGCTGTTTAGCCTGACCTTCCCTAAATACTTTTTCTTTCCCCCAGTCTTTTTCTCTATTTCCTGCCATGCTAAATGAAGAGCAGGGAGGTGAGCCGTCTAAAATATCTAGGTTGTAAAGTTCATTAGGAAAGATTGTACGATCAGCAAAATCTCTTATATCTTCAATAAATAAATATTTAGGATTGTGGTTAACTTTATATACATCAGCTACCTGCGAGTCTATTTCAACACCTCCTAAATGGTCAAAACCTGCTAACTTGTAACCCATAGTCGAACCACCGCCACAGATAAAAGTACCAAATACTTTTAACCCATGTTTTTCAATTCCGGGTGCTGGGTATCCATCTGACAAATTCCACTTATATGCAAATTTATGTTTAGTCATTACCTAAAAGCTTCCATACTGCTTGTTCGGGTGTCGATGCTATTTTACTTAATTGTTCTTTTACTTGCCAGTATTCATTTTCTGTATAACTTAATTTAATTATCATTTGCCCATCCATACCCTCAATGTCAATTTCTTTGTTTTTTCCCGAAAAATTATCTGTTATATTCGATTCAAAATTATCAGAATTATCTAAATTATCTGAAGTATTTAAAGCTTCTAGGATTGAATTTAAATCGCCGATTACTCCTAAATTCTCCCCCTCTTCATCAAGGTATTCAGCTTGGCTAATTAGTAAGTCAGTATCAAAAAGCTTTAATTCCGTAGCAAGGTCAAGCCCCGCCCCGTGAATCGTAGAATGGTTGTGAATAATCGAGTATTTTATAGCTTGAGCCTCATTTTTAGCGTGAACTCCTACTAAAATAGGAACCATCCACTCCCCATCGTTGTCAATATCTATACCTCTAGGTCGATCTATTTTGCGCTTTTTAATTGCTAATAGTGCGGCACACCGATCATGACCCTCAGTAATCCCCCCTTTTCCGCCGTTTAAGCTCGGATCGTAGCCAATTGGGTCTTTAAATCCCAGATCCAATATTGAAGCTATTGTGTTTTCAGTGGCGTGTTTTTTGGAATTACCCTTTAGTTGTTTTAGGTCGCAAAGCCGTCGATACTCAATTTCTAATTTATCTGTCATGATTGATGTAAGATTAAGTAACTCTACTACTATAATAACCAATGGTTGTCACTAATCGAGGCAGAAAGCGTACATACTCTATTCATGAAGAGGTAATCGAGTTTACCAAATATCCTATCTGGGAACGGCAAGAACTAGAAACCCCTGACTGGTTTGAAAGATTTCAGATTTTTTACCTTCCTATTCCTTCAGGCTATCGCACTTTAAATCGAGCCTACGGTAACTGCGGGGAAGCTTCTGGGGAACAGATAGAGAAGACTAAATTTAAACGAGCTAAAACTGTCCCCGATGACTGGCAGTTAGCGCATAAAAACTATCGATGGGAAGAGCGGGCGAAAGCCTATTGGCTTTTAAAGATTCAAGAGCAGCAAGCTTACACTGATAGCATTTTACGAGAAATCCGAGAGAAGACTCTAAAGATTACTCTAAAAAACCTCGAAAAGATTGAACAGATGACTAATTATCCGATTTCTCGCCGTCGGATAGATTCTGTAGATGAATCGGGCCGGCCGATTGCCATAACAATTGAACCTAACGGAAATTGGAATCATAGAGACGCAGTGACTATGGCTAAAACGTTGACTGATACCTTTGAAAAAGTTTTAGGTTTTGACACCATCGAGTACGCAATTAATATTGTTCAAAAGCACGGATTAGCTGTTATTGACCCTGACGGAAAACTTATAGGACATTCTGGCATAGAGAAACTCGACGACGGACTGACCTCGATTATTCGTGATAGTGCAGAATTTGATGATGATGTAATGGTTCCCACTAGGATAAGCGATGACGATGAAAGCGAGTAAATTATCATTAAAAAATCTCTCAAAGATAAAAACAGCGACCGAAAAATATCGACTTGTTAACACCAAAGAAGAAATTGTTTTTCCTCAATTACAAGAGGGAAAACAAGCTTTATTTGGGGAAATTGACGCTGATGTAATCTTCTATGGCGGAGGCGCAGGAAGTGGAAAAGCAGGGCGTGCATCCAAGACAGGAAAAGCGATTGGAGATAAAATGCTTTCTATGGCGGATGCGCTTTTAGGGAAAAGACTATTATCATATAATAGTAGTTTTAATGAATCACAAATGAAAGATTCAAAGGTCTTGGGATGGAGCGGTCAATGGATCGACTTCTCTGATCTTAAAGTCGGGGATAAGATTATGAATCCTGATGGTCAGTATCAAGAAATCATCCAAATTCACGAACAGGGATTCAAGCAATTTTATCGGGTTTCTTTTGAAGACAGTACAAGTACAGAATGCTGTGGCGATCATTTATGGTCTTTTTGGGAATCTCGCCGTAATAGCCGCAGGAAGTCTAGTAACGGGATTAATCGAATTGAGGAGAATCTGACACCTAGAGGATGGAATACTAATTACATTACAAGAGCAAGGGTTAGGGATACTAATTGGTTGATTACTGAGATTAGCAAAGGAAGACGGTTTATTGTTCCAGTTAACGCGCCATTGCAATTTACGGCACTTAACAGGTCTGATACTGGCAGAGCCTATTTTTACGGTTGTTTAATAGGCGATGGTTCTTATTGTAGTGATTCAATTATCGTAACAACTTCTGATAGATTTATTGCTGATAAACTCGTTGATATTTTAGGGAAAGAAGCTACCGTTAAAACACGAACACCAATAAAAGATAACCGTTTAGAAGTTTTATCCGTCAACGCGACAAAAGTTCAATGGGTTAAGTCTTGGATAAGCAACAATGAATATAAAGGAAAAAGAGCGTGGGAAAAAGTATTTCCCGACGGCTATTTATCGGCATCTCTTGATTTTCGTTATGCGTTTGCTCAAGGCCTTTTTGATACAGATGGAACTGTTGGAGACAAAAAAAGAGAAGTTTCCTATTGCACAACCAGTAAAGATTTGGCTATTCAGGTAGCTTCTTTGGTTCGTTCTTTGGGTTATATGGCTAAGATTACGAAAAGACAACCAAAATATAGATACAAGGGGGAGCATTTAGATGGTCGTACAGCTTACGTCGTGGCTGTTGAGGGAAATCACCTTGAATTACTTTTTAGTTTGCCGCGTAAAGTTGAACGAGCGAAAATGCTTGGACAATTTAATGGGGGATCAAGTTGGCCGGGTAAAAGAATTGTTTCTATTGAACCAACTGAAATTGATTACGCTCGTTGTATTACTGTTAGTAATCCAAATCATCTTTATTTAACAGATGATTATATAGTTACGCATAATAGTGCCGGGCTATTAATTGATTTTGCCCGGCAAGAATTTATTAGCAATCCTGACTATCGGGCTGTTATATTTCGTCGGACGTATCCTGAATTTACTCAAGCGGGTGGACTAATAGATGAAAGCCAAAAAATCTATCAAGCAGTGAAAGGTAATTTTATTGAAAAGCCTCCAGGGTGGCGATTTCCATTTGGATCGAAAATATCTTTTAGACATTTACAATACGAAAAAACTGTCTATGTTTATCAAGGGGGACAAATTGCAAGGATAGGTTTTGATGAATTAACCCATTTTACAGAAGAACAATTTTTCTATCTTCTCTCTAGAAACCGTTCGGTATCAGGAATTAAACCCGCAGTTAGAGCAACCTGTAACCCTGACGCTGACTCTTGGGTAGCTAGTTTTATCTCTTGGTGGATCGACCCTAAGACTGGGTATGCTATTGAAGAAAGAGGGGGAATAGTTAAATATTTTATTAGACGAGAAAACATAATCCACTGGGCTGATACTAAAGAAGAACTAATCGATAAATTTAGTCTTAAAGATGAACTTTTTGACCTTATTCCTAAAGATAAAAGAGAAAAGTTTTTATCAAATACAGATATTAATATTACACCAGATAATCTGATTAAAAGCTTTACTTTTATTCCTGCTACGATTTTTGATAATCCAGCTTTAATTAGGGTTAACCCTACCTATTTGGCTAACCTTTACGCTTTACATCCTATTGAGCGGGAAAGACTTCTCAGGGGTAACTGGAAAGTTAAATATGAAGCTGGTACGGTATTTGATCGGACTTGGTTTGAGATTCTCGATAAAATACCCGATGATTGGAAGTTAATAGGTAAAGTAAGATTCTGGGATTTAGCGGCAACTGCTAAAGAGAATGCTGAGAACTATCATTGTTATACAAGTGGCACTCTTGTCTATAAATACCAAAGAATTAAAAACACACTGCCAGATTCAACTGAGATTAAGGAATTTGCTTATGTGATTGCCGATAATATCTGTGAGCAGAAAAAGGTCGGGGAAGTGGAATTAATGCTTAAAAATACTGCTGAATTGGATGGGAAAACTGTAGCTGTAAGATGGGAACAAGAAGGGGGATCGAGCGGTAAATTTGTTGAAAATACCATTACTAATGTAATTAGAGAAAATCATCCGAATCATGATATTAGAGCGATAGCACCTCAAGGGGATAAGCTAACACGAGCTTTACCAGTAGCCACGGCAGCTAGTCGGGGACAAATCTTTATCTTAAGAGATGGGACATGGAACACTCGGTTCTTAAATGCCTGCCAGGGTTTTGATGGTAGCAAGAAAACACCTCCGACTAATGACATTGTAGATAGCCTATCGGGAGCATTTTATTCCCTTGAAAATGAGTTTCAGGGACATGAAAAGGTTATTAGCACGATTATTACTTCTGCTCCTGTTAATCGGTTTAGGAGCGGTTTTAGGGGTTAGTAGTAGTTCATCCACATTCCCAAACGATACCAGAAGTATTAATGTTAATACGCTCTATTTCGATTGGATTGTCGTTATTGCCATCAAAATAGCTGCACCAATGCCAGATAGCCTCTGTTTCTGATTCTGATGCAATAAGAAGACCAAATGATGTAACTGAATCTCTAATTAAGTACAGATTCATAAATCCTCGTTAATAGTTGTAAAAATATTCTAATCAATTTGATTTACTAGAAATTCTCGATAAAGTCTTTCACGCTCTATCCAGAAACGAGCAGAAGGTGTGCCTAGAGCTAATTCCATTTTATAAGCAGTACGAACAGTAATTTCTGCCTTACCTTTTATGAGTTGATTAATAGTCTTTTTCGGCAACTTCATGCGACTAGCAAATACTCGTCGGGGTATTTTTCTCTCTCTCAAGATTTCAGCAATGGTTTCTCCTGGTGGAGAAACAAAATCTGGTGTGTATGTGTTCTCGGTAGTATTAGTCATAGATTTTCGTTAAACTACATATTTTTCCATATTCCAGGCGGAATTAGACATTTTTGAACACCCCATAAAGCGCATTGCTTTTCTTCGTCATCGTCAATCATGTCTTTGGCTATATCCCATCCCGTATGCTGATAGAAAAAGAACATAAACTTAGGTTGAGTCGAAATATTAAATTTTTTTAAAATTGTCGTCGTATAATTATTTACTATTTCAGTTTTTAGTAAAAGTTTTTTAGCAATTTCTTTGTTATCAAACCCACAAAGAAAATAAAAACAGATCTTTTTCTCTAGAAGAGATAATTGATACCAGCAAAGCCAAAAATGACAATGGCTTGGAGTCATACATTCTTCAATTTCTTCTTCCATTGTTTCTTCGATTTCTTCCATATATTCTTCCATTGTTTTACTCCTTATTGATTACAAAAAAATTGTGAACAAAATAATTGACAACCTTGACCGCTTCCTTGACTCTTGGAATAAAGTCAATATCTAAGCTAATAAACATAAAAGGGTCTTCTGTTTTTTTTGTGTTTTCCAGCTTATGGTAGCAGGATGTATTTAGTAATAAAATATCTCCCGATTTTACTATTAGTCTTTGAGTGTCTTTTTTGCAAACTAACAGATTATCTATCCGCTTATTAATACTGCTAAAGTAATCTGTTTTTAAAAGTTTTTCTAAAGTATTATTATCTATTGTAGAAGCGTAAAGTTCATAATTGTCGCTTTGAACAACTAAAATAATTGAATATTTTTTATCTTTATCAATGTCGTCAGTGTGCCATTCTACCCCCAACGTCCACCATAGAGAATAAGGATCAAACAAGTCTAAAGGATTGTTAATCCAATTGTGTTTTGCTCTTGTAGAAAAGGTAGTAACGCTGTAAACCAATTCTACTGTCTTGTTTAGCTTGTCTAGATTGTGATATTTGCCTAATTTATGTAAAGGTTCCATTTTTTGTTTGGTTGATGTTTATTGACTGATAACTGATAACTAATAACTGATAACTATTTTTTGAGAATGAGTTTAGGCTTTTTGCTAAACTCAACTGATAGGTTTTTTTGCCGGCAGACAGTCCGGCAATCTGTCCATCTTTTACCGACCTTGGCAAGATAGGATTCCTGGTTCCACTCCACCTTGTACCCTGCTTTTTCGCAGGCTGTCTTATAAGGAAGTTGAGATTCCTTCTGTTGAGCAGTAATCTGCTCTTCTCTAGCCTTTTCCAAGGCTTCTAGCTCGTTTTTGCGAGACTTAAAGGCTATGGCTTCGATTACTGCTTGATGCAGTTCGGTAGCATCCTTCGGAAAGGATTCGTAACCATTCCTTAAATCGCGGCTACGGACTACTACCCGTCTTTCTTCGCCACTTGTAAGTCTTATTTGAATCCCTAGAGACAGGGATTCTTCGACAAGTTGGGGGAATTTAGCCCCAAAATCTTCAATTAATTTTTGATTTTCCGAAACTTTAGGAGCAGGTTCGGGTTCGGAAACTGCTACTTTAGGATTTTCTATATCCCATTTTCTTTTGGTCCAGTACCCAGAATTGTGGTTCAACGCCCAGTCTTTTTCCGATCTGGGTTTTGGAGGATTGGTCAATTTTTTGGCTTCCCCACTGGGAAGCCGATAGGTTACGACCCGAACGGTCACATAACCGCCATGGGATCGAGATCCCATTCCGTCAGATGATAGAGTATCTGATCCTTCGGAATAAAACTTTTCAGTTTTTTCATCGATTACTATGCCGTGTGTCACGACATAGTAATCGCTATTTTCATAAAGGTTGTGTTTTTTTAACCTGTCTTTGATTGACAGGTAGCTATTCCATTCTTTTTCCCGCGCCTCTTCAGCTTGTTTTGCTGTTGCCGCTTTTTCTTTTTCGGCTTGTTTTGCCTCTTTCGCCTTTTTAGAAGACTCTTTAGAAGCTTCTAAAGAGTCCAGATAATCATTAATTATCTGGTTGATTTCATCATCTCCAAAGCCTACTGAGTAAGCTAGGGAACTAAAATCAATTCCCCAAGCATCTGCCCACAGACTTCCTTCTGTAGTCATTTCCTCGCTTGGTAAATATAAACCAGCGTAATCGCCGGTTAATTGAGCCATTTCTGCCGTAACTTGAATCTCTGCCCAACTGGCAGTGGAGAGAGGGACGAGGCGGGGTTCAAACCCGTCATCGTACCAAAAACACCCCCCTTGTACCGCGATTACGCGGGTTTCAAACAACAGACCTCCGTCTTCTTGGTCAAAGGGGATGTCTGCGAGAGTGATTTGAGAAGTCATAGCTTGTTACCTCTTGTGTTTGTTTGCCTAGTCTTATCTTACAATATTCTCCCAATAAAATCAAGTAGATGGGAGAATTATTTCTGAACATTTGTACTACTTGCTAATCTAAGGCTTTTGTAAAAACAGACAACCTAAAATTAAGCTTGGATTATTTTTGTCTCGGACTAATGCGCCGGGCGCAAGACAGTCCGTGCGTCCTATCTTAGCGGCAGCGGTAGCCACTAATCCTGACACGATGTAGTGAACCCCTTCCTGATACTCAGGGAGTCCCTCGATCTCCCCATAGATGACGGATTCAATAGGAATCCCGTCAATTTCCCCTGCGGGGGAATTGCTCATAGAAACACGGGGAAGTATCCCCGACGAGGGGATACTTTTGATAACTTCAACAGTTTCAGCAAGAAATTGTTTCTTGCTATCCTGTTCTACCCCTTGTTTAGAAACAAGGGTGATAGTGTGAGGGGTTGCGTTGATAATAGTCATGGTTTTTACTCCTAAATAATGGTTAGCTCACATCTGATAACTGACAACTGATAACTAATCAAAACTCTTGCCATGTCATTGGGTCTGTCATCGGTTCACTGTACCGACTTAGATCCGATGGTTCGTTATCATCATAAATAAAATCGTCTGTAGGTTCGTTACTAGGAATCTCGTAGCAACGCCCTCCGCAATCCACGAATCCCATCGTAGGGGAAATAACAAAAGATTTTTTGACGGGTTGAAATTTAATCTCAGGTAATTCGCAGTTGGGGAGTTTTCCGTCAGGACTGAAACCACGGCTTAACTTGCTATTAAAGGTATCGAAAAACCATTCTTTACCAGTTTGCTGGCAAGTGACTCGAAGGGTTGTTATTTGACCCTCTCCCCATACTTCAAGAGCGACACGGTGCTTTTGACCTTTGGCGATCATAGTAAAATTGCCAGATACGACGGGGACGGAGTTAGATTTGACAGATACGCGATTGGATGCTAACATGGCTTTTGACCTGATAAGGGTTGACGGAAAGGCGATCACACTAATTTGGAGTTGGGAGTGGTCGTCTTTCTCTATATCTGTATATTACCGCGAAGTCAGTAATATTGTCAAGCATTATTCCAAAAAAAGTTATAATAAATTATAGAGACACAAAACTAATACAATGGTACTAAAAAACAGAGTCAAGGAATTTACGCAATCTAGAGGCATCACAATCTATAAATTCATTCAGCAAACAGGCATTGCGATGTCTACGGGATACAAGCTATCTCAGAATCCTAGTCACTTGCCGTCTATCACAGTTTTACAGGCAATCTGTGATAGGTACGAGATACAGCCTAACGAAATTGTCTATTGGATTGATTGAAAGTGTGATATACTGGCAAAGCGGGGTGAGTGAAATGGTTTCCACATAGGCCTCATAAGCCTAAAACACTAGGTTCGACTCCTAGACCCCACATTAATTAAGTAAAATTCCAATTAAGAGAATTATCAAATCCTTGAATATCAGCAAGGGATTTTTCTCCTGATTGGGTAAGTCGATAGTATCTTTTTCTAGCACCGGCTCTATCGTTAGATCGCTCGGTTCCCCATCGAGATTTAATGAGTCCTTTTTCCTCTAATTTCTGAAATACAGGGTAAAACGAGCCAATATCAAGGCTTCTACCTTTAGTATTGGCTATAGATTCAATTATCTGTAATCCCGACAATTCTTTATTGTAAAGAGTCTGCAAAACAAGGATTTCTTTGTTTGTCATTGCTTTAAAGTTTTCTAATCGGTCTTTTTCTGGGTGATTGTCGATCTTGAATTAAATTTTGGTTTTCCTCAAGGAAAGACTCTAGCTGATCATCGGGGATTTCTCTGATCTCTCTGGTTTTCAGTAAAACAATAACCCTAGATTGTGGTGGTTTGACGACATTCGACTTGAAATCAGGAGGAATACCCGGTAATCGGTCAATTTTTGCTGAATACCCACCACACCCGTCAAATTTGTCAGACATATTTTAAATACGGTATAATATTGGTATGCCCCCGCGTTAACGGGGGACTCATCACAATTACTACTACAGAGTAAATCATGACTAATTCTAGTTTACAGCGTTTTGATCACGATGGTATTGAATTAATTATTAATACCGAGACCGGTGAGAGCTTTGCCTCAATTAGTGGATATGCCCGGATGTCAGGGAAAATACCTTCGACTATTTCTCGCCGTTTGACTATGAGGGGTTTGCGTGAAAAGGGTCTTGAACAGGCTCAAATCGAGACAGCAGGCGGGTTACAAGGTGTTGCATTAATCCCAGAAAATTTAATCTGCCAGTGGCTAATTAAAGACAATCACGAACTAGCCCTAAAAGTAATGCAGTTGGGCGTTCGCTTATTCCTTCACACCTTAGCCGGTTTTCAGGTCAAAAGTGAGGCAATTGAGACTAACAAGCAACTTGAGAGCCAAGTCGCTAAATTAACTGCCAAAATCGACGAATTGGATTATCGAGAAGTTGACTATATCGATGAAATCCTCGGATTAAAAGACCGAATCAAAGAGATTGAGAGCAAAAACTCTACTCTAGAGGAACAAATCGAGTTAATGGGGGGATATTAAGTAAAAAGCAGTAAACAAAATTATTTACTGCTAAAATAAAAAACAATTGAAATTGACACCATAAATGGTACATAACTGATAAAGCTAACCCCTGTAGAAACTACAGGGGTTTTTTGTTGTCTAATGTTCGGAGCTTGTTGTCTAATGTTCGGAGCTTGTTGTCTAATGCTCGGAAATTGGCTGGTTGTTAGATTGTTAATAGATTGTAGATACTCTTATTAACAATGGAACCCTTGATATATATAGATTTCAGACTTTGTTTATATTGTTAGCCTTATTCCTGTGTCAGGATTTTTTGTGTTCTTGTTGCTGACTTCGATTAATTAGATTGTTAGTTTGTAAATAGATTGTAAATAAGGGTATTTACAAAGATAGAAAAGATGAAAGTATTGATATATATAGCTTTCATCCTTTTTTTACTTCTTTGTAGATATTGTTGATAATTACCCCGTGTGTATTTTTTTGTTTTACTGTTGAGCCTGGTGTTTTCTTATTGTTGACCTTGTTTGTTTTCTTTATCTTTTTTCTCTCTATAGAGCATCAACAATATCTACAAAGCCTAAAACCTAGTCGGGGTAAGGGTTTTGATTGTAGATAACCTTATTAACAATTGAATTACAAAAAGAACAAATTAGAGATAAAGCACTTCTCGCTTTTAAAATTCTCTGATTAGCCGAAAATACGGCATTTTGTCAATAGAGTCAGTTTTGCGTTTAATCACTTTTATTGCTGACTTTGCTGTATATCTTCTTTTCTCTCTTTTCCTCTATAAGGCATCGACAATATCTACAAAGTCTAAAGCCTATACTCAGCAAGGGTTTCGATTGTCGATAACCTTATTAACAATCTATCTACAACCTAACAACCGCTCTGTAGTATTTGTAGTATATGTAATACGGATAGATAAAAAAAAATACCGCTCCCTCGTAGGGCGGTAATCCAAGTCAATCTTTAAAAAAATTCTCTCATAGTCTTAATAGAATTGTCAAGACAAAAAAATAACCGCGCTCCCGGGTGCGGTATAAAAGAGCGCGGCGGTGTAAATATGTTTTCCTTTTAATTATATCTCAAAAAAGAAAATTCAAGATATAATAATACAAGAAACAGTACACATCTCATCGATGGCTCAAAAAGTCCTTACTGGTAACTATTTTCTTAAAGGGCAATCGTATCCTACGATTGCCAGTGAAATTGTTATTGAGATTAAAAAGGGATCGACTTGGGATGAGGAGTTTTTTATTCAGGGGGATTTTACTACATGGAACATTAATTTTTATGTAGCAAAGCAATTTGGAGAAGATCGCATGGCAGTCGGGCGAGTTGATGAATTGCAGTTTGGGGATTTTATTTTACCTGCTAATGAAGAGGGAGAAGACCCAATTGAATATCAAAATTATACTTATTTTCATTTAATTATCGATAGCAATATCACTGCTGAGATGGACGTTACTCCTGTCGCTTTTAAGGAAATCGGACAGCCAAAAGTGGGAAGAGATTACTGGCAAGCTGACTTAGAGGCATCTAAAACTATTGCTAATCGGCTCGTTGTTGAACCTTTAGGACTAGATTTAATTCCCGTAGTCGTTAGGGGGGAAGTTTGATGCCAATTGAAATAACTGGAAGTTCTAGGCAAGTAATTGTTTCAGCTACTCTTGGAGGTGCTGGATGGTCGCCTGTTTTGTCCCTAGTTACTGACGGTAATCGCCGGGTTTTTCAGGTAGTTAATTGGGTAGGAGGTTCGGGTACTCCTCCTGCCACGGGTGGGTATATTGGAATATCTGGATTAGTTTCTTCAATTAGCTCTGCTGTTGATGTTCGAGGTTCTCCCGGTAGTCCAGGAGAAGGAAGTGCTTTTTACAAGCATACTCAAGCTACTCCTTCTGCAACCTGGACAATTATTCATAATTTAGGCTTTGAGCCACAAACTCAAGTTTTTAGTTCAGGAGGAGTAAAAATAGAAGCTTTTGTACAAAACCTTTCTTTAAATACTACTCAAATTATTTTTAGTAGTCCCTTTAGTGGTTATGCAATTTTATCGAGGTAATTATGACTTTTATTGAATTTTGGTCTGACACTGAATTTAAAGGAAAAATTCGGGCTTCTGTTGCCCCAGAAAATCCTAACGATTTGGTCAATTTTGGTACTTTAAATGCTCTTCTGGAAGGGTTTGATTACAAGGACGCAGTATTTGCTTCTGCCCCATCAAATATCAATTTAAATGCTCCTGGCTCGACAATTGGTGGGGTAACTATGAGTTTAGCCAATTCTCGCTTTATTGCCGCAAATCAAACTAATAACACAGAAAACGGGTTATACAATTGGAACGGAGCTTCTGTTGCAGCTACCCGCACTGCTGACGCTAGTACAGGAGCCGAACTCAGAAACGCGATTGTAACTGTTGCCTCTGGTAGTGGGAATAACGATGAGGGCGTGACTTACAGGCAGATTACTCAATCCGTGACTTTGGGAACTTCTCCTATAATCTGGCAAGTTCATGGGGCCGGAGTTCCTGACGCAAGTGAAACTACATCGGGTAAAGTACAGCGTGCTACTTTAGCCGAACTAGAAGCGGGAACAGACACAGCCAAATATGTCACCCCTTCCTTGCTTGCCAGTTGGTCCGGAAGACGGCGATCAGTAACTACTAATCCTTTTGGAGATGGCACTAATACGGTGTTTGTGATCACACATACCCTGACTGATACTAATCCCAGCGTAGAAGTAATTCGCAATAGCGGTAATAGAGATACTGTAGGAGTTTTTACAGAACGATTGAGTAATACTTCAATCCGTCTAACTTTTGCCTCTACAGCAGTACCTCCTGTGAATGGATTTGTAGCCAAATTACTAGCTTAGTATTGTGAAAGAATTTCTTGGGCCTACTGATACTTTAGATTCGATTACTACAGCCCGATGGGTTGCTAGTCGGTTGCGAGATGAAAAAGTAACTATTAGGAACATTTCTGCTACAGAGCAGATTCCTGTTACTTCTTTTCTAAGAGAAATTACTCTTTTAGAAGTGCGAAATTTACGCACAACCGTAGGAAGTGCTACAATAACTTTTAGCTTTGGTAGTGGTGTTTCTTTTGGGGCAATACCAGGACTATCTAACCTATCTCTTACTACCGCCCGAGCTAATTTTACAGTATCTGGACAAGGACAAATTATTACTACTGCTCAAGAAATTCGATTCGATATTACCAGCGTTACTGGTGGACCATTGAGTATCCCTTTTTTGTTAATTTTCCGCGAAACAGCATCGCTAACTTAAATGCCTAATAGTTTAACTGCTCAAAGCTTATTTTTAAATAGTCCCGAATATATTGAAAGATACCAAATTGCATTAACAAATGTTTCTGGGGCTTTTAATGAAATGTCAACTAATTCAGCTTTTTTTGATAGTGAAATCAAGCCTAATTTAATCGATGATAAATCTGTCCGATTTTATGTTTACAAAAGGATTTTGTCAGAAATGATTGTTTTTGATCCCTATGTCAAGCTGAATGTAGCTAAATTGGGAATGACGGCAGCAGTCTTTGGAGAAACTCCAAGACTCACGCTTTCTATTAATATTGGAGATAAATTAAATCCGATTTCTGAATCGGATATTTTGCAGGCAGTGACAGAACAATTCAACGACGAAAATCTGTTGACTCAATTGCTAAATCAAAATATTCTCAAAGTGTCTGCGGTTTTTAATAATTAGTTCTTGTAGGAGTTTTGTTATGTTTGAATCTAAAAAATCACAAGAATCGCAATTGTGGACACCAGTAGAACTAAAATCTAAAAGACTTTATCTCTGGTTTGACGCTACTGATAATACTACTTTTGGTTGCGATAAAAATAATAGTATTTTTATCTTAAAAGGTGGAAGTAATCAGTATTTTCTACAAAAAGTATTTGCTTTCTTTAGAAAAGCAGTAATTAATTTGATAGCGATTTTTAAAGGTCTGTAATTTTAAAAATGCTAATAATTAATGCCAGTCCCCCATTATGGACACCTACTAATCTTGGTATTAAATTATTGGGTTGGTGGGATGCCTCTCTTAGTGGAACTATTACTCTCGTCGCTGATGCTGTATCACGATGGAATGATTTGAGCGGACAAAACAATCATTTGATTCAACCAACAGCAGGAAAACGACCTATTAATGACACTTTTGCAGGACGACCTTGTGTTGCTCTTGATGGAGTAAATGACTCTTTATTAACAACTAATGTCTTACCACAAAATATAGCGATTTTTGCCGTTTTTGGATATCCAAATAATAATTCTCAGCCTCCATTTGCTTGGTCAAGAAATGATGGAACTAATTCTAACTGCCAAGAACTTCATTTGTCTTTTAATGGATCAATAAGAGCCATCAACAACGACGGCCATACGTATGCCGATACGCCGACTGGTACACCCCAATCTTTTTACGATAATTGCATTATCGGCGGAGCTTACGGGGAGAGCGGTAACAACGTGACGCGAGCGCACTTAAACGGGAGAGCCGTACAAGCTACGCCCGTTCGCCAAGACAATATTACGTCTGTGCTATGCTTGGGTCAGCGCGATAATAATCTTTTTGCATCCGCTTCTCGCTTTACTGAAATAGCAATTTTTACCAATTGGACAATACCAGATATTCAGAAGATAGAAGGTTATTTCGCACATCGATGGCAGGGGCTTTTACTTTCAAGGTTGATTACAGATCACCCTTTTAAAAATCGTCCACCTCTTGTTTCTGATATTTAAGGTAAAATAAAATCAGAAAATATTTGGAGAATTTAAATTGAATTACAGAAAATACTTAGCTGGAATTAGTATTCCACCAGCAGAATTGATCACATGGCAAGACAAGAGTGGCAATAATAACCACCTTTTAGCACAACCGAAAAAATGGTGACATCAACGGCTTTCTGTCTTATCGAGCGATGCCGTTAAATATCATCCCATCCCGTTAAGCCAGAAGACATAACATAACTGGTAACAGTTGCTTCAAAAAAGTTTGACTTAGTGTGACCTTCCCCTTGAGTATCAGAGAATTTCTCTAAATGGGAATAGGGAGATTTTTTGTATTTGTCCTCGGTAAAAATTGGATTTAAGCCGATGGCTTTTAGTCGAATATTGGCAAGGTATTTAGTATAGTGATCTATACTTTCTTCAGTAATGCCCAGTATTTGATTACCGATAATATGGTTGGACCAATTAATTTCTTGATTAACAGCCTCCAAAAATGAACTTGCTATACTTTTTTTAATTGACTCTTTTGGGAATAGTTGCAATGCTTCCACAATTAATTTTTGATACAAACGAACATGACTCAATTCATCTCGATTAATCATCCTAAAAATATCGGCACTTCCAGCCATTAGATGTCTAGAAGCTAAATTATAAAAATACTGGAACCCATTATAGAAATACAGTCCTTCTAGAATATAATTAGAACACAGAGAACCAAAATAATTACTCTGTGTTGGGCTGTCAATATATTGTTGATAAGAACTAGCAATAAATTCACAGCGATCCTTGAGAACTTTATCGGTGCGCCATAAATCATAAATTTCAGCCCTTTTGTTTGAGGGAATAATAGTCTCAATCAAGTATTGATAACTTTGATTGTGCATAGCCTCTTGAGAAATTTGTTCTGCCATACAAAGGCTGATCTCTGGGGCTGTGACGCAAGATTTTAAGTGAGGAATATTACAGGTTTGTACAGAATCAAGAAAAGTTAGATAAGACAAAATACCATCATAGGCACGTCTTTCGTCAAGAGTTAAATTATTATAGTCAGTTATATCTTGAGTAATATCTATTTTTTGCGGGATCCAAAAATTCTCACGCATCTGCTGATACAAACTTACAGCCCAAGTATAGCGAACATCATTTAATTGCATCAAATTGGTGGTGTTACCAAACCAGATAGATCGAGTTTCAGTCGCATCATCTCCTGATGGATTGAAGATCGGGGAAATGGGCATTTTATTGCTAAGACTGATCAATGACATAGTTTTACTTTACTTTAGTTCCCAGTCTCTACATTGTACACAAGAAATAGAGGGATTTACACTACATTTCAGATTAAAATCTTTATGGGTTTCAGGATTATAATATTTACAAGAACTAATCCGATTATATTCAGCTGTTGAATAGTATTTGAGTTGTTTAACTGTGTAGATTAAATTAGTCTTAAATCTAAAAAACACTCTACACAAGACAACAGCAAAAATTAAAGCAGTATAAAGTAAAAATATACTTAATACAATAGTTGCTAGAAAGTCAATAATTATTATTGCCATAATGATTATTTATTTTTTCGAGTATTGATGAAATCTTCAAGAATTTCAATAAAACATTCAACAAAACCTTCAAGCCAACCAATTGTATAAAACGAAATTGAAAAAACAGTTAGGGCAAATATTGTGCTAACTACAAGACCTACAGTACATAAAATTACATTAGAGATAATATTCATGATTAATTGGCGCAACTAGAACAACTATTGTCAGACTCTTTAAAGTTATCCTTCTGAACAGTCCGTACATAATAGACTGCTTTACATTCTGATTCCCACGCTAAAACTAGAGTTTCGTAAATTTCTTTAACTGTTAATACGCGGTTAGGTTCGTCAGGAAAATAAACACCCTGATTAAGGTTAAATAGTAATTCCATAGAAATCCCTGTATCAATCCATTTTTGCATTTCAGCAATCGCTTGAACGACAATCTTTTGATCAAGATTTTGATTCTCTTGATAATACCAAAAAAATTTCTTAATAAAAGGAGGGCAATTAGGGATAGCACCCTTTGAGTTCTTTTCTGTAAATACCCGCTTAAAGACAGGTAAAACACTGGCAGTGCAACCTTGAATTAAGGAAGAAGTAGTGTTGGGAGCTACAGCAGTAATATGGGAATTTCTAATGCCAAATTGTTGAATACTTTTGGCTAATTGATGCCAATTATAGGTATTATCAGAATTTACGTTGAACCATTCTAATGGTTTAGCCCCTAGTAATTTACCCTGACTCCATTCACTGCTGGAAAAAGCTTGATAAGCACCGCGTTCTTTAGCCAATCTCATCGAAGCGTGAGTACAATAATAGCTAATTCTTTCAAATAAATCATTGATAGATTTAAAGTCTTTATAAAATAATTTTTGTTTAGCTAACCAGTCAGCTAATCCCATAACCCCAACTCCAATAGTGCGATAACGGTCATTATGTTTTTTGGCTTCACCAATTGGGGGACAAGTGAGGTCGATAGTATTGTCAAGCATCCTGACAGCAAGATGACACATTTCTGATAAATTAGTAGAAGTGTCAATGTTAGCTAAATTAAGACTAACTAGATTACAGCAATGGGCTGTTTTACCCGGTGTGACATTAGAAAAGCTCTCGCAGCACAAATTAACTTGAGGGATGTACCCGTCGTGTTTATTAGGATTAGCCCGATTAATGGTATCTTTGAAGGCAAGATAGGGCATACCTGTCTCAATTTGAGGGCGCATAACATCTTTAAATAACTCCCTAGCATTAACCTTTTTGTAGAGAGTAATTTTTGTTCCTAGACTATCTTCAATTAATTCATAAGCCTCTTCAAATTTGTCCCCCCATAGTTCTGCTAATTCTATCCCTAGTTTTATCCGAACTTCATAAGGATCAACTAATGTCCACTCGGCTTTATTTATTACCCGACGCATAAATTCATCGGTGATAACTAATTGGGGAAAAATATCATAAGCTTTGCGTCTTTGATCACCGTTTTCTGTTTGCATTTCTAAAAATTCTGGCACGTCTAGATGCCAAATATCAACCCCAACAGTGACAGCCCCGGCGCGTCTCCCCCCTTGATTGACTGCGATAGCTGTATCGTTAAGTAATTTAATCCACGGAATAATCCCACCAGAAGCGTTAGCTTTCCCCATTACCCAGCTACCAGTGGCACGGATTCTACTTACATTTACCCCAACACCGCCACCATTCTTAGAGATGCGAGCAGTATTAGTAATCTCGCTAAAAATACTCTCTAGATTGTCTTCCATTGCTACGATGAAGCAACTACTTAAAGAACCATTAGGGGTTCTTAGATTGCCTAAAATTGGAGTAGCTAAAGAGATTTTTCTTTGAGCTATAGCTAAGTAAATTTGAAACGCAATTCTTAATCTATTCTCTGGGTTTTCCTCTACGCTCGCAAGCAATAAAGCGCAAGTCAGGAAAGCCTCTTGAGGTAATTCACAATCAAGCAAATACCTCTCTGACAGCATGATTGCACCAGCGTAGTCAAAATCTTTATCGTATTCTGGGTACATCCAATCCCCCGCAATCTTTAAATCGTTTTCGTCATAGATTTCAGTAATTTTTGAATCATAAATACCTCTACCCACTTGCCACTGGACATATTTAGCGTAGTCGGTTCCTTCCAATCTTCTGAAAACCGTGCGAGATAAATAGCCGCCAAATTCTCTTTTAATCCTTGTATCTTTCCATAATCCCCAGATGTGAAGTCTTCCGGCTACATACTTCCAATCGGTTTCTTCTACACAAAACAATTGTGTGGCAACATTGATTAAATTTTCTTGAATTTCTCGCGTAGTAATGCCATCTCGTAATCGAGAAGTTAATCCTGATTCTAAAGCGAGGGGATTTACTTCTAACCCTTCACACGCCCATTCAACTACTTGCCGAATTTTGGTGATGTCTAAGGGTCGAGTTTCTCCATTTCTCTGAATTACATTAATCATTTATTTACTCCTACAGATTTTTAATTTTACTTTAATAATCCTAGCGTTTATTCAATATTAGGACGGTCATTTTTTTCTGATTTTTCGTAAGTCGCTTCTATAGCTTTATCAATCCAAGCATTGATTTGATCATGCCTAATTTCTCCATGATCGACTTCATCATCAACTTTATTTTCACTCTTAATTCCTATATTTGAATAAAGTAATAAGAAATTGTATAAATCAATTTCGTTGACCGATTGTATTAACTCTGTAAGAACTTGTTTAGCGTCCATTGTTATTTATCTTGAGTGTAATTTAATTTGAAGTAATTACATCTTTGTCGGTTGCCAATTGATTGATATTCTCAGTCTATCATAAGTTCCAGCTTTTATAAAGCCACACTCTTCTAAATATTCTATTAAAGGTTTAATTCGTGTTCTAGGAAACCCTAGAGTATCAGCTAATTCTGTAATATTAATCATTGTAAATTTGCCGTTATTTTTTTCTTTTATTGACTTTGCAGTAGATATAATGATCTGTCCTTTTATAGCCAAATAAGCTTTTAAGTTGCCATAATATTGTTGTCCTTTTGCTGTCTTTAAAGAGTTAATTATAGCAGTCTCATTGCCGTTAAAACACAGGTTGCAAGGATTAACATAGCAAGGGCATTTATACAGATAAGTGCCGTCGGGAAGGGATTGTCCTTTTGGGATGATTTGTGTTGACATTTATTTATCCTGAGTGTAATTTGTTTTTAGTTGAGATGCCCGTTCAATTTCTCTAGCTAGGTAGCCGATATGAAAAGGTTGAATACTGGGACAATCGGCAATTATTTGACGGATTAGCTTCAAAGGATTCTTACCTTCCCATTTTCCCACAAATTCACCGTTAGGGGTTAGCTGACTGACTGTGGTATTGTTTCCATCCGTTTCTACTAAGAAGTTACCAGCAGGATCACTGTAAGATTGAATCTCTTTGTTAATAATCAATTGATATTGATTATTAATTAGCTGTTCTACATTTTCCCAACAATCATCGTAAATATGGGCTGATTGACTAATAGTAATCAGTGGACCCATTGTTAAATCGTACTCAGATTCACTAGCAATTTCATCTCTGATATGACGCTGTAAAGCCCGTAATCCCATTGCATTAGCTGGCCAAGCGGAAAACATATCATTACTTCTAAAGGTAGCTGTTAAAGAGAGTTCATTATCTACTACTCTTACCCAGATATGATTGAGGCAGGGAGATCCGCTGTGATTATGATCTGAATCGCCTACCGAGCGGCCTCCTCGGTCAATAGAATTTGGTACTATTTCCCACCCGTCAGAATCGAAAAAAAGCTCGTTTGATCGGGAAAGCTGACTTTTTAAAGCCAAGCTGTAACATCCACTGGTAAGACTTTGGGGGTTTCCACTTCCGCTATCCCACAAAGACATAACGGCACTAGCTGAGTCATTTTCTTCAATCAATTTGTTGATAACTGCTTTAATCTGGTCTTGACCAAACCAAGAGCGTAATCGCTGACCATAGGTATATTTAACCCCTTCTCGATAATCAGCATCATTAAGTATTTGTGGAATATAGTTCTTTAGATACTCTCTGTCTAAAGGTAGATAGTTAGGTTCTGGAAAATAAAAGTCTTTCGGTTCATCGGTAACTATCGCCATTAAGTCGATTAACTCTTGCCATTTACCATCATACCCAGTAGGTCTGATAGTGCCAATAGTTTTGATTCTTTGCAATATTTTTATCCAAGTTTCAGCAATAGTTTTGCCCTCAACCCGATGCCCATAGCGCGGCCCGGGTTTTACCTCTGATGTAGGTTCATTGTAGGGAAAAACCATCGGTTCTGCCCACGAACCAAGGGTTCCTACTTCTACTATTGATTTTATATCTATATCCCGTTCAAGATTTGGTATTAAAATCATAGAATATCGTAATTGATTTAAAACTTCTAAAGGAATATCTAAATCGATGTATCCTTTTACTAAAGAATCAATTGCCCAGCACTCTTTCCCTACATAATTCTTCCCTCTATAAACTCCATTCTCAAAGAAATCTTTCAAGCATTGAACACTACCAGAATTTTTGTCTTCTTGGGTTAAATCCATTACAACAAGATAACGAACGTGAGGATTGGCCAATAAATTACGGACTAAAAAGTTAATTCCCCTTGACGCGCTATAAAGATTACCAATTACGGCATAATCAGAGGGATCGAGTTTTGCGGCTACTGACTTAGCAGGAGTCCATCCTGTACAGATAGCAATATAGCCACTGCCTAAAATCAACTGATTGGGCTTGTAGATTGCATTAAACATTGGCTTTTCCTTTTTCTTTAATATTGGGTTGCTTCCAAGTTTCTATTTCTTTCAGAAATAAATCAGATTTAGGTTTCCAGTTTTCTATTTCTTCTAGAAGCAAGTCCAGTTTTGCGTTGATTTCTTCAAGAGTCATGATCATAATTAATTTTGCCCTTATTTTGTTGAGAGATATAGAAACCAATAACCAATAACTAATAACTAATAACTAATAACTGGCATTGTGGTATTACTCTGTTTTTTGCCACGGATTATCATCTAATCCCCATCGATGTTTAAGAAAAGCTTTGTACATATTTTCTCTGACCATCATTTGTTCGTAAAGCTTGATCAGGAAATCCTGCGCTTGCTCTTGGCTCATTTTTTCTACCTGAGACTGAAAAGAACGAATATTGAACTGCTGTTCTAAAGAAAGTTCGATAGGTTGAGACATGATTACTCCTAAATTAAAATTCAGACTCTTCTTTTTGAGGCTCAAATCTATTATCAAAATCTTCCAACGTTTGTTTTAAGCAGTGATAAAAGCCGTTAAATTCGTCAAAAGGTTCCCAGTCTTTTTCGTGATATTTAAGTAGCTTTCTTGCTAACTCTGGTTCAATGGGAACATAGATGTAATCTTCTAGCGTGAATTTATCTTCCACTGTCTAACTCCTCCCAAAAATTGTCAAAACAAGTGATTTTCATCTCTAATCTTCTGTTAAATAAATCTTGAAAATTAGGATTATCAATTTCTTTTTTTATTCTATCAGAGTATTCATGTAAAAAAGAAATAATGTTTTCAACGCTGATAGCATTGTTAGCTTCATCTTGATAATATTGTTCTTTTTGAGCATCCGACATTTTATCCCAAATTTGACTTCTTAATTTTATTAAGTCTTTTTTAAGGTTTTTTATTAGATTCGCATCCATACCATAACACCTCTTTTAGATGATTATCTCTTTTTGATCGCCATTTTTTTCAAGTATTAACCGAGTATCTTTTTCTGCCTGAGATTTAGCGTACAAAGCCATAAACTTTAATCCTTTGCGAATAATTTCATCTCTCGATAAATTCAACTGCTGAGATATTTCTTCGAGATGTTCTGAGCTTTTCCCATTAAACTCTATTTGAAATTGTTTGATACTCATGTTTTAGCTCTTTTTGATATACGATTCTTTGGGGTCTTCTGGGACTAAATCAACAACCCCCACTAAGTTTCTTGTCCAAGAATCAAGATTGATTAAATCATCCGTTAGGGAATGAAAGGTAGTTTCTGAGGGTACATTCTGACGAAAAACACGCCCATATTCTAATGCTTTCTCAAAAGCCTCCTGATCAGAAATTGATCCAGAAAGATTATCTAACCAGTTTTTAGACTCTGATAAATTGTTTCTCATAATGTACTTACCTCTGTAAATTTACTATAACCAAACTGTACGCCTTCTTACTTGAATTGTCAAGATAATTTTGATACACTAAGATTAGAAAAATTTATATTAATACAAATGTTCGACACTGCTATTGGAGTTGCGGGGAAATTTTTAGAAAATCCCACGATTAAGGCTAATGCCTCTCTATCCTTTTCTGTGGCTACAGGCTCTACCATGACTACCGATGCCGTTGGTAATCCAGTTATGCGAGCATCTTCTATAGAGTCTGTAGTAATTGCTTGTTGGCTACAGCAGGCAAAACCTCCTGTAGCGGAATTACAAGAAGGTAGTTATCTCGATTGTGAATATTTTGAGGGAAGATTGGTAAAGCCTAAAGATTACCCGTTCCCGATCATGAGTACAGGAGAATTACAGGTAACAATTAATGGCAGAATCGGACTTGTGAGACAGTTAAATGTGTTTGAGTCCCCGACGGGTCAACAGCTAGGAATTGCCGCAAAACTAGGACGGAGAATTAAACTTTATGCAAGATTTGATCAAGGTAGTTAATTACTGGAACCTTTTAAGTAGCCGAGGTATCCTGAAACAATTGCCACGATAACATTGCCGTAGGTGTCAGTAGTTTCAGGAGTAAAAAAAGAATGAATCAAGCAGGCGAAAACAATTAAAACACAGACAATAGACGGGTCTAACTTAAGATATGACATTGCTGTTATCATCCTCTATAAAAATTTTGTTTAGAATTGGTTTATCGCTAATTGTTAACTTTAATTCGTCTTTCGTCCATTTCGTGAATATTGAATCGTATCCATAGATATATTTTAAATTATCGTCGACAATAACTCCTGTCTTTTTCAGTGCGTCATTAACGTATTTTGCGCTACCACAAACATTATCAGGGTCACGCCCAAAGTTTTTAATTCGCCATTCGTAAAGCATCCATACTTTGTCAGGAAAACATGGAATTTTTTGTTCTATAATAAGTTTTTGTATATCAAAGTCCCATTCTTTTTTAGTAGTTGCGCTTTTAAATTTATTTGCACGAGCGTATCTTATTTGTTCATTAAGAGTCGGCGGAAGTGGACAG